ACCTAGACTACATAGAAAAAATTTCTTTGGTGACTTCACTGGTATAGATGTTGATAATTTTAACTGGGGATTTGGTGGAGGTGACATTGAATTCACAGAGGGAGAGTATAAAAATCAAGTTGCTTATGATGCTCTTCTAGGTCAATTTTATAAGTGGAATGGAGATCGTTGGGAAGCAACTAAGGGAGATGAGGCATTAAATTTATACAGAAATAGAAATGAATATCAAGCAAACCAAGTTGATGGTATTAACCAAGAGAATTTAGCATTCAAAAGTTATCAAACAGCAATAGAACCAGAAGGAAAAACATCTGTTAGATACCCAAGCAATGTTAGTACTGGAAAGAAATCTGATTATGTTTTGTTTGATTTCTTTGATTACCAACCTCCATTTAGAGATAACGCAGCATTTGCCTCTGAATTACCAGAAGGAGTAAGAGCATCGAAAGTATCAAACTGGAAATGGGGAACTAATAATAAAGATAAAAGATTATTCGTTAATGAAACTTTAAATCAATACAATAGAACTGGAAACTCAGCACAACTTTATAAACGTGATGATACAGGACAATTTCCTCAACTTATGTTATACATGCCAGATGATATATCTGACACATTAAAGGCAGATTGGGAAGGAAAAGCATTTGGAGCAACCACTGCTGGTATATTAAGTTCTGCTGGCACAGATAACTTTATACAAAAAATAAAAAATGCGGGTAATACTGTAGGAAAAAATATTGACAAAGCACCTGTTGAGATGGCAGCTTCCTTAGTTACTAATTTAGCAAAAGGAATTACAGGAGATCAGATAAACACAGGAGATATTTTTGGTGGTATTTCTGGAGTTATTAGAAATCCAAATGTGGAAGTACTATTCCAGAAGATGAATCTTAGAACCTTTGATCTTACTTTCAAATTAGTTCCTTATAATCAAAAAGAAGCGTATGCTATTCAAAAAATTGTAAGGACGTTTAGGAAATGTATGTTGCCATCATTTAGTTTAGGTGGAGCACCAGTTCTAGGATTTGGAGAGAGTGATACCAAAGATGTAAATGAAAATAGGGCGTTAGAAGCATCATTTATTAAAGTTCCAAAAGTTTGTCAAGTCACATACATGAGAGGACCTGGACAACATCCTCATTTACCAGCATATAAAATGTGTGCCATAACAGATGTAGCAGTTAACTACACACCTGATGGAAACTACGCAGTCTATAACGATGGTATGCCTGTTGCTACTGAATTGAAAGTTAGTTTCATGGAGACAAAACTACTGTTCTCTGAAGACGTTGATATATACTGGCAAGGAAATAAAAACACAAACTCTACTTCATAAAGATGTACTTTTCTATAACTCCTAACATACTATACGATGAAAAACCAATCAGTTATCCTTTCTCAACATCAGATAGAGTTGTTGCTAAGAATTTCTTTCGTAGGTATAAATTAAGTGATGACATATTTTCTTACGCAGTATTCTTTAACAAGTATGCTATAAAGGAAGGTGAACGTCCAGATATATTAGCACAAAAAATTTATGGAAGTCAGTATTATGACTGGGTTATATTATTGACAAACAACATGGTCAATGCACAGTATGACTGGCCATTGAATAATTATGAACTTACAAAAGTTCTAGAGAAAGAATATGATGATCCATATAATGAAATACATCACTACGAAACTGTAAAAACTGCACAATATCCCGCTGGTTTACGTGTAGATAAAGCATTTTATGATAAACAACACAAAGTAAATATTAATGGCACGATAGGTATCGTACCTGGTGTTCAATTATGTGCTGGTATTACTGTTGCTGGTCACTTTAATAAAGAAAACGAAAAGAAAAGAGAGATATATCTTTTAAAACAAGGATACCTTAGATCATTTGTTAATGATTTCAAAAAACAAAATCAATATAAAAAATCAGATAATTATATTGGTAAGAGATTAAAATTTACTGGATAGTTATGATATTCTGGATAGGATTTACCATCATGTTTCTCAATGAGGGATTCGTGATGATGAGACACATCTCACCTTGGTTTGCAAAGCAAAGGGAGAACCTCATAGAAAAATTTGGTGATGGGTGGCAAACATTTCATGGTATAGTCGATTACCTTTGGGTAATTGTTGTAGCATTAGGATTTGGATTCTCACCACATAGATTGAATCATCTGTATGCTTTCCTTACATTTTGGGGAACTGCATTCACTTTCATTTACCTACGTATGTGGGTATTGAAATGGGTAAAGACTTTATAGACAAAAAAATACCCAGAAAAATTTTCTGGGTTTTATAGAATTCAGTTTTTGAATTTCGATTTACTCTTCAGCAAGACGTGCGAAGTATGAGAGAGCATCGTCATCTTCAACGATTGCTTCTTCCTTTACAGGTGTTGGTGCTGCAGCAACTGGTGTTGGTGGTGCAACAACTTCATACTCTTCATCATCTACTGTAGGTGCTACAGGTCTTTGACCTATTGCAAGAACAAGATTAAGACGACGCTCAAGATCTTCATAAGACTTGAACTGTTCCTTAGAAGTAAATGACTCTACGGAATGTTCTTGTTTGTAGACTGCTTCCAGTTCAGAATCATCTGCACTAAGAGCACTAACACTATCAAACTCACTACTGTCATAGTTCCAGTACCCTGCAACTTTTTTAATTTTCAACTTGAAGTTAGCACCTTCCCATAGATCAAAAACATTTACTGGTTCTTCATCTTGGAACTCAGGTTGCATTGCTGCAAGTATCTTGTCATGGATTTTCTTACCATACTTATACAAGAATACTTTACCTTCGTTCTCAGGGTGCTTAGGATCTTTCACGACATAGATGTTGCTGTAGTAAGAGAGTTTTCTCTTCTGTTTACGAGCAGTTTCTTTGTCTGAATCTTCACCACTGTTCCATAGTCTACGATTGATCTCACCAACTGGATCTTTCTCACCTAATGTGGTAAGAGAGTTCTCGATGTACCAACCACCAGGACCTTGGAAAGCATGTGAATATACTTTTGCCCATGGAATTGTTTCTCCCTCAGGAGCAGGAAGGAAACGGATAACTGCGTACCCATTACCAGAAGCGTCAACCTCAGGCTTCCAGAACCTTTCATCAACGTTCTTACCGCTGGAGGACTTCTCTAATTCTTTCTGTAAGAAAGAGAAATTGTTCTGGGATTTACGCTTTAGATCTGCGAATGACATAGATTACCTCGGATTATTTTAGATTTGGTTTATGTGATGCCCTATCACTTGAACATTATAACAGGCACAGGTAAGGGCGTCAACCCTGTGCCTCTGTTTGTCTTTTCATTGACTGAACTTTTTCTAACAGTTCTGAAAACATACTTTCAATACTTGTGTCAGGTGTTGCTCCTAACATTATAATCCCTTGTCTCATGGTGTCAACCACAGACTTTGCTTCGGGATCCTCGCTTAGTTTTGCACGAGCATAGAATATCTTTTGTTTTTCTATGAGAGTTTCAAGTGCTTCAAAGTATTCCATCTTCCGATCCTTATCTAATAATATAAAATTCATAGCGGATCTGAAACAGAACTGTTGAAGTTCCATCATCTCTTGAATGTCTCCACGGACGATATCTGACTTAAAGAAACTCATACTAGCATTAATTTGGCACGACTGGTTTTTTTCATGAAGTTTAATTGCTGTGCCTCGTGACGGAGTTTTTCCTTCAGAGGTTTGCTTATTAATTTATTTACACCATCTAATTCAATCTCATTGAGTTCACAGTAGTGGATAACCGAATCAATATAATTCATTTCTGGATTGTCGAATGCAATCTTCTCCACTTCCTGCGAGAATCTCGCAGCGGTCATAAATTTATCCTCTAATAATTGTTTTTTGTCCATATCGTTCTTGGTATTCGTCGATGTAACCCATCAACTTGATGAAGTATTCTTTCTTAGGTGGTAATACCTTGACTTGAGTCTCTCCATTCTCACAAGAAACGATAGTAACGATTTGTTTTACTGTCAAACCGTACAGTTCTTGTAGCATACAAGCATACGCTACTTCTTGCACAAAATAATCATGCAAATATTGTTCTCGTTTTGGTTCTGCTGCTGTTTTAAAATCAATTATAGACAGCACACCATCAAACTCAGCGATGCAATCAACTCTTCCTGCCAATTCAAGATGCCTACTATAAAGTGCTGCTTCTTGGAGGTATATATTATTTATCCTATCTAAATCTTGGATACTATGCTGAAACATTAAGACTGGAAGTGGATACTTTCCATACTTTTTTAAGTCTAACTCATTGTTTAGATAGTCTTCTACGATTGAATGATATTTTGTACCTCTGCTGGTAGATCTTGCACAAATATTATCTGCCTTCTCTTTACCAACTCTTTCTCGCCATCGAGCAATTGATTGTTTCTTCTTTGCGTTACTATTAATCACAGTAGTGACAGATGGAAACCTATCTCCTTCTGGTGTAGCATAGACACGCTTGCCTTCTACCATTGTAGCACATAATTCGATAGGGTCAAGTCCTATGTGATTAAATGTTTTCATAATCCTAAATTAAGTTTACTGATAAGATAAGACTTGACAAGACCAGACCTGACAATATCATCAATACCAAATTCAACCATCGCAAACTCTTCCATGTTCATAATAATTTTTTGAAAGTCTAAGATACCTGTACGCTCATTGTTCTTTATTAAATCTGTTTGTGCAGCATCACCACAGAATATAATCTTACTGTCTTGTCCTACACGAGTGATAATACTATCTAACTCATGGAAGTTTAAGTTCTGACACTCATCAATAATAACAATAGAATTATCTAATGTAGTTCCACGAATAAAACTTGTAGACCAGAAAGATATAGTTTCTTGTGCCTTAAGATTATCATACAACATTTCATATGCATTGTCATCAGGCATTTCAAACATTGCCTGTACCATATTCTTGTATGGTATCTGATACAATGATGACTTGTCTTCATGATCACCAGGTAGGAAACCAATCTCTCTAGTTGCTACTAAAGATCTAACAATATAAATCTTCTCGTATGGTGAGTAATCATCCAACACTTCCTTGAGTGCTTTGTATAAAGCAACAAAAGTTTTACCAGTTCCTGCTACACCATAGGCATAGATCATCTTACCTTTGTCCCATTCACCAAACATCACCTTCTGATTCTCAGTCAGTGGTTCAATCGGAAGCATGTATTCTCCACTAATAGGTTTACGACGCTTCATTTGTTTAGCAGTCATACCCTGACCTGGTGATTTAGATTTCTTTTTTACTGGCATATTAGTATCGGTATTTCTCCGTGATAGTTTTGTTGTTTACATATTTTGCTTTGGGAAGAACTTTATTCTTCATAATATCTACCCAACCAGGATGTGTCGTTGCCATTTTGTCTCGCCACTCCCCAACTTCACCAGCAGCAGCAACTCCTGCTTGCCAATCTTTATCCCAATCGGGATTGTCTTTTCTCCACTGATCATATTCTTTCATGGTCATGCGAAGTTCTTTCTTCTCTTCAGTTTTTAAATTTTTTACAGGATATGTTGGCATTAATTCCACTCCAATGCTGACGAACAAATAGGAAACTGTTCAATGAATACACGTTTAGCATCTAATGCTATGTCCATGTGTTCTTTTTGAGTTCCATGTGCACCACGTAAATCTATGTAGTGAACCCAAGAACGTACGCTTCCCGTCATATAGATCTTGGTTGGTGTTGCTAACGGGAGAACAAATCTCGCACATTCCTTCGCAACACCCTCACGTATGAGTTCATTGTATAAGTCAATTCCCTCAGCGAAATAGGCAGCGATCTCTTTCTGTAGGAATGACGTTTGTTTTTCGGGGATATCATCTATACTATTCTGTCTATTCTTTTTATCTTGCCTTCGTAAATCTGGTACAGGTATCGCTCCAAGTAAATTAGTATTTGCATAGCGTTGACTAAACTCTTGGAATGTAAATGATCTGTGTCTTAAAACCTGAGCAGCAATACCTCTAGTTGTTTCTATTTCTAGAGTCATGTGTGCCTGTTCAAATACAGACCAGTGGTTGTGCTTGATACAATACTTAAGGAGTCCTGCAACATCAGGATTTTCCTGATTCTTGGGGTTGCTCACTCTCGCTACGTAACCCATCGTCTCTTCTGCTTTGGGTGTCACGGTTATCAGTTTTACTGAATTCATTATTAAATCCTTTGTTTCTCCTTAGTTTTTTTATTTTAAGTTCATTCCTTACTTCATTAAGTTGCTTCTTCATGTAGTGTATTTCTACATCAGAGTACAACTCATGTTTTTTAAGTGCGGATTTGATTAATTTGATTTGGTCTTTGAGTCTCATATTCTTTGAACGCTTCTTGTATTCCGTGGGTAGTGTCATGATTTAGTACCCAATCAGCACAAAATTCATAGATATTTTTTCCAAAACCAAATTCTTTTAATGATAGAATAGCATCTCTTCTAAGACGCATCATCTCATCTGAATAACTAATCTGGGTATCCATCGTCATCGTCTCTCCCTTGTGAGTATGTGGAACTATGTCCGTTTGGTCTGTACGCATCTACGTCAGAGTATACTTCAGATTCTAACACATCTAATAAAGATTGCAAGCTCTTAACGATATTCTTTAACTTACCTCTATCCATATTTATATTAGCAGTAGGTATATCATACCATAAAAAAAGAGGGGTGTCTACCCCTCTGATTAAGATGTAATCTTCCAGTCTTTGACTGCGTTAAATTGGACTTTTAAATAAACCCATTTAGCGTAGTTAACACCACGATAAGTCAAGAATGCAAATGTTCTTTCGGGATCGTGCTTGACAGGATCAAATTCTGGAAGAGTTGGACGTGTCCAATCAACCTTGATCCTTAACATTGTATTACCTCATCTTAAATACAAGGTTATGCCTTGCTTGTTACTTTTAAACCACGATACATTAGTTCGTGTCTATTACGCTTTGATGCTTCTGCAAGCACTTTAGCGTTGTACTCTTCAGCGTTGTACTCAACGCCACGGTAAGTGACTTTAGTCATTTGTTTTCTCCAAAGTAGTAGGGATTGTAGCCCCGTTCCTTCAGTCGAACATTTGCGTCTCGTAAGAGATGAACGAATCCGTTCCGTGTCTGACTTACTTGCGTCCAATTGACCATGCCTTGCAATTTCTATCTGGTACTTTGGTGTAGAAGTAGTCAATAAGATACTCCTTAGCATCTTGGATGTGATTCTCATCGCTGAGTATCTCAATCCTTGCTTGGTTCCATTCGTCACATGACATTTCCCAATGAGAAGAATCATGTTCAGCGAATAGAAGTACTAGTAGTGCTAGACTATGCATTTGGATGAACGTGTTAGAATACTAACATAACTATTTAGAAATGTCAATAAGTATTAACGACTACATAATCGTATCTTAATTATATCTTAATTTCCTGACAAATAAAAATCTGTTCCTCCTGCCTTGCAGATTCTCTTCACTGTAGCGTCATAAACTGGTTCGTCTGCAAAAATTAATCCTCTTGTAAAATCAAATGCTTCTCTGTATCTGCGAAACTTAAACACATTATCATAAGTATCTGCAGACACAATAACTCCATCACTCTTCTGGTATCTCATGGTCTTCCATACATCAGGATTATCTAACCTTCTGTAGAATATAACCCACATGCCTGTTGGATATGACTTTGCTGCTTCTGCAATCATTTTTTCTTTTTACCTTTTGGTGGTTCTGGATCTGCTGGATTTTTCCACATCTTAGGGTTTACTATACCCTTTGATTGAACTATTGCTTTAACATTCTTATACTTATCATAGTAATGGTCAAAGATTTCAGATTTTTTGTGACCCATAGCGATGTCCCATCTCATCTCCTCCTTGTCACCTACTTTATAATTTATAAGGTATGCATTGTATGGTAACTTTTCATTATTATCTTTACCAAGATCACAGTTTTCCTTTAGGATGTTTACCATGTTCATTAGCTTCTATTACCCCACTCGATTGAAGGGAATGCTTCTTCCACACATGCCTTGGTTATCTTCCAACGCTTACCTATCTTTCTATCTTTCATAAGAGTCAGCACTTCTGCTTCTCCTTTATGAAGACCTTCTAGTAATTGTATGAATAGAGTTTCTCTTCTAGTCTGTGAGACACTCGCACCACCCTTGAAGAAAAGATATAGTTTACGATACTCTTGTACAAGTCTCGTATGTTCAGTTTCTTCTGGTGCATCGTTTTCTTTGTAAGGAACTGTTCCATCAGGGAGCATGGAGATCACACTCTCATCAAAGTTAGCGATCAAGACAGACCTCAACGCAGGAGTATTATATTCCTGTAGTAATTTTATTTTCTGTGCTTTAGTTTTTGCGTTGCTTACTTTTTGTAGCACTTCATTTAGTAACAATTGCATGATTAATTATAGTCCTATAGTAGTATTTATTAGTCTTCCAAATCCTCAGGATCAGTGAACCTAACAGATAATAGTTCTTCATTTAGAATGAAACCGTTATTATCATACATCTCTGGATGCATAGCATTGTGTTCTTCAATCTCCTTTGCGTATAGTTGATCATGTTTGACCTCGTTTGCTGTCCATCCTGCTAAGACCCCTATCGCTAGGAAGATAAAGGATGTAGTCACTGACATAAAGATCATCATTGTTTCAGTCATTGTTCAACTCCGAACTAATTTTTTCCTGTTGCCACCTAAGTTCAAAGTTGAAGTAGACTTTTCTTTTTAGGAGGATAAACACTTTGTTTATAAGTAACCCTTTGCGGGTAGGTTCAATGGACTTCGGTTTCGCCCTCCTTAACATGAGTTCTATACCTTTATTTATTTTAATTTCTGTCATCAACCTTTACTAGATGTCACTAATCCTTTCTTAAGAAATAGTTTGGCAACGTCAATGAGTCCACCAACATACTCGTCATCTATGATGACCACAGGAAAACCACTTAATTTCTGACCGTACTTTGATTTTAATTTAAGTTGACTATCAATTCCTAAGTCCGCCCACTTAACCTCAGTATATTCTACGTTCGCTCTCGCCATCAATTCTTTAGTTCTAGTGCACCAGATACATCCTTCATTGGTATAGATTATTATATCCATGAGTTTTATTTTTATGTATAAAAAAAGAGGGTCTCTTTTCAAGACCCTCAGTATAACATAATCTAACTTGTGTGTCAACCAATAGATGGTGCAGTTAAAGCAACCTCTGTAGACTCAGCAGATGCTAGGTCTAGTGGGAAGTTATGTGCATTTCTCTCATGCATTACTTCCATACCTAGGTTTGCTCTGTTAAGAACATCGCCCCATGTTGGGATAACTTTTCCGTTTACATCTACAACTGATTGGTTGAAGTTGAAACCGTTTAAGTTAAATGCCATTGTGCAGATACCCATGGATGTTAACCATACGCATACTACTGGGAACACTGCTAGGAAGAAGTGTAGTGATCTAGAGTTGTTGAAAGAAGCATACTGGAAGATAAGACGACCAAAGTAACCGTGTGCTGCTACTATGTTATATGTTTCTTCTTCTTGACCGAATTTGTAACCGTAGTTCTGAGACTCAACTTCTGTAGTTTCTCTGATTAGAGATGATGTAACTAAAGAACCGTGCATTGCACTAAAGAGTGATCCCCCAAACATTCCTGCTACTCCTGCCATGTGGAAAGGATGCATTAGAATGTTATGTTCTGCTTGGAACACGAACATAAAGTTAAATGTACCTGAGATACCTAAAGGCATACCGTCTGAGAAAGATCCCTGACCGAAAGGATACACTAAGAATACAGCGAATGCTGCTGAAACTGGTGCAGAGTATGCAACACAGATCCATGGTCTCATTCCTAATCTATATGATAGTTCCCACTGTCTTCCCATGTATGCTGAGATACCGATTAGGAAGTGGAAAATAACTAATTGATAAGGACCACCGTTGTACAACCACTCATCCATGGTTGCTGCTTCCCATATAGGGTAGAAGTGTAGACCGATAGCGTTTGATGATGGAACAAC